TCATTGTAAGATCAACCCTACGCTCTCGGTCTCTTGAACTATGGAAACATCTATAGCATAAATGCGTTTAGTATATTCCGTACCTTCTATCACGCAGGTTTTAATATCGCCCAGATCCCAGGGATCGATCCACCCACCAGCCAATAATTCGACATCGAAAGCGATGGTAGGGTCTTTATATTGGTCAACCGCTTCATCAGCGGCGGCATTGACTTCTGCTTGCAACTTGCCGGTAGTCTGAAGCGGTAAAACCAGGCGAGCGTAATCATTCATGGCTGTAGTATCTGAATCATCACCGGATAGGGCGGATCCAGCTCCCCGTGATTTAGCTCGACATGCCGTATAGAGATTTAACCCGCTCTCGGAAAGTTCTTTCACGGTGAAATGAGTGCCTTGAACCAGTTTGGTTTCGAAGATGCTCCGCCCCTTTTCCGGCTCCCAATAATTGAAAACGAATGGGGGCCGCATCTCAAAATCAAAACCTACTTTATTTTGCTCCTGTATTATCATTTCCCACGGGTTGACGAATTCATCTGAGGGGATAATATATGTTGCTGAAAGACCTGTAGACGAATATCCCATTGGGTGAACGTCATCGATACCGAATCCCTGTTGTTGCCAATTGCCGGATCCAGTAACATCATCAGCAGCATGCACATATTCAGCCAGATATGCACCAACATCATACGCTGCATCAGCGATAAAGTAACTGCTTGATAAGTCCATAATCTTCTGCAAAACATACTCGGAGGTCTTGCATATGAGGGTGCATGTCTTTAACCCATAGTTCTTTTTCTTATTTACTACGACACCATCCCACTCGCATTTACCGTTACGATAAATACGCACTGTATCCATTAAGTCAGGCAGGTCATCATAATCATCTATGTGGAAGGTAAAGTTAGCTTCACCGATTTGGTTCAAGGATCTACGAAAATTGAACTGCGTCGGCTCCAATATACCCGCGTATTCCTGGTTCTCCGATGTGGTAGTGCTATACCTTTCAAAGTGTTTGATAATGTAAGTTGGGTTTGTATCCAGATTCTTCTCCTCGTCGGTTGATACATATACATCATCGAAATAGAAATCGATATTGCCGGAGCTGGCGCGGTATAAGACAAGATTAATGCCCATCGATTCCTGAATCCTTTTGAGCGTGTAGTTAGTAAGGCCTGGAAGAGGTACAGCTAGGAAGTTCCACCCGGTAATCAAATCAGCCTTCACATATCGTTTATAACAATATCCCGACATCCTATGGTCAAGGCAGAAGTCGATATAATCGGAGCCGCCCATTGCCGTTTGATCTGATATATATAACCATGCACATAATTTCGCAGTCGATGGATAAGCGGATAAATCCCACCCCATAGAATAGGAAGAGAATGTTTTAAATGCAGAACCCGGGTGGGTGACGTGCGCCGAGTTGGTCCCGATTTTCTTTTGTGCGGTCGACCTGGAGAAGTCGCTCAGGGCGTTCCATCTATCCTCGGGCGGATCCATGGTCAGAAGCTGCTCCCACCAGCCCATCACTTACCACCCCTTACATAAGCATATTGCGAAGTCGCCGACGAATTCTGATATAGGAGATTGCAGCCGGGCCTCACCCACGGCCTGCCCTGTAAGGTCAACTCGGGATCCACCTCCTGGCCGGTGTCGAGATCGTAGAACTTGCCTGTCCTGAGATTGTAGAAACCGGCATAGGAGGTCGTGGCGATGGTGGCCTTAGCCGGGTTGCGGGCTATCACTTGGCCGTCAGCGTAGAAGTCGATGCTGTCGTCGGTGTTGGGGGTGACCGCCAGGTAAACCCGGGTTATAGCAGCCGTGTTCAAACTGCCGTTGTCCTTCTCGGCCTCTCGGACAAAGACAGGCACCCAGGACCAAACATCGTCGCTTATGCGGCTGGTCACGGTCACCCAGCCGATGTTGGTGCCGTCCCCCAGGCCTATGCGGGCCGAGCTGATTAAGTCCTTATCCACCAGCACGGCCACCCAGACGGTGTAGCAGTTCTCAGCCGATAGATCCTCGGCGGACGGGGACCAGTACATGCCGCCCTCGTTGCCCGACTGGCTGGTACCGCTGGTCCATTTCTGGCAGCGGGGCGAGTCGGTCAGCTTGTACTCGTATTCATGGGCCAGGCTGCCATAGCTGTGGACCGTGGGAGCCTTATGGGTTGAGCCGAGATAGGCGACGGAGGCCCCATCGATGTCGCTCATCTCGAAGGTGATGGACGAGCCCGAGACGGTCTTGTCGAACGTGGGGAGCAGGATCCCGACGCCCGAGTTCATGAAATCCTCGATGGTGTCCTGGGCCAGAGTGATGGTGGTCTCGGTGTCTGAGGCCACCGGCTCTTCCGATGCGAAGTGGGCCTCCCATGCCGACGTGGTGGCCCACAGGTTAGGCTCCACGGCGTTGAAATCCAATATGCGGGCGTAGAATATCTTGCCGTTGTAGTCCAGCCGGTATTTCTCCTTGCGCGGCCTCAGCCATAAGCCCATGTTGTCTATCAGCGTCCGGAGGTTGGCCGGGGTGTCGCTGATCAGCAGGCCACGGAGGGAGAAGGTATAGCCGGGGGCCAAGTCGGCGGAGACCTTCGAGCCGGGCTTCAAAGCCAGGTTGTAGATATTATAGCTTTGCTTGAATCCCCGGCCGGGCTCAAGGTTATGGACGTATTCGGTTATGTCCACCTTGTCTATCAGTATGCTCATAGCAACCTCATGGCCAGGCTGGAAAGGGCGCGGTCAAGGTCGACGTCGTTATGGATCTCTTGATATACGGTGATGTGCTGCTGGCGCTGGTCGGGGTTGTAGGCCATCCTGTTGATCGAGTCGAAGAAGCCGGGGCCATACTTACGCTCGTAATGGTTTACGGCCTGCCTCTTGGCGATGTACTCGTCCACTTCGGTGAGTATCAATCTCTCGTTTGACTTCCTCTTGCTTACGAGCAGGCCTGAGTGAGCCGCTTCGATGAGGCCGCCTGTGTGTTTTATAAGACCGCCGGTGTGTTCTACGCCGACGCCCTGGCCGGTCGAGCTGCTTTCAAGATAAACAGTGATCTTCTGCCCCAGCGTCGCAAGCACGCCATCCATCCATGTATTGATATCCAGGCCAAGTTGTGCGAGATGAGCCTTGAAGTGCCATGCATAATCGCCGGCAGCACTAGCGCCTGTTGCTCCCGCCTGGCCCTGCAAAGAGAGGTCAAATCCGAGCTGGTTCATTATCTCTAAGACATGCCCCCGCTCCAACCCCCATGTTTCGCACAGCTGATTGACAAAGTCATGCATATCCTCAAAGCTGGCATTGGCAAAGGCCTCGGGATCCTCGAAGATATCGACCATATCATCAAGGGCGCCTTGTATATTCGTTTTCTCATAGCCATATGTGGTGAGCAGTTCGTCAACGCCGCCCCGGATATTCTGCGCCATCGCATCTTTCATCTCGGGCTCGGCTTCCTCCCATTGTCTTACGAACTCTTCCGGTATCTTTCCGGTCTCTTTTACGATCCTTCGCCCTTGCTCCTCTACATGATCGCCAGCGGTTATCATGGCGGATTCGATGCCCTCTTCGGCCGCTTCGGCTGCCTCGTCCACGGACCCCTGCCATTTCTCCATATCCTGAAGGTTGGCGTCGAGGGACTTGTTAAACATGTCGATCCGCTCGTTGATGGCGGCGACGGCTTCCTCATTATTAGCGACAAACTCGACATTGTCCCTGATATATTCGAGCTGTGCTATGGTGGCCCGCTTCTCGGCTTCGGAGAGTTCATCCCACTTATCCGAGATATTGTCGAGCACATCTTCCGTCTCCCTCAGCGTGGTAGCCGCGCCCCCAAAACTGAATATACCTTCGATGACTTTCACGATGACATCCAGCACGGCGGTCAGCACGGGGAGGATCACATCGAGCGCCCCGGCGAATATATCGAAGAAGGTTTCGATCAGGGGCATGGCGGCCTCGAAAACATCGAGGAAGGCCTCGGCAATCACCATGGCGATCTCGGACAGCGTATCTAAGAGCCCCGAATCGATCACGAATCCTATCAGTTCCGCGAAGATCTCCCCCAGGCGGCCGAATACCTCCGCAAGTACAGGGCCGAAAGCTTCAAGAATCTCGCTGAGGGCTTCGAATATGACTTCCAGGGTGGGGATAAGAGACTCGACGACCCCGCCTATCTGGGTGAAGATCTTCTCGATGGTGCCGGATTCCTGGAGGCCTACGAACATGTCGGTCATGGCATCGGTGATGCCCTGGAAGGCGGGAACAACTGCGGTGGCGGCCTGCATCTGCAAGCCCTTCCAGCTGGATTTCATGCGGTCGACGGAGTCCTGGTAGGCCTTGAACTGGGCTACATTGTCCTGAGACAGGACTATACCCATCTTGTGGGCCTCCTGGCCCAGGCGCTCTATTTCTTCCCGGCCCATCTCCAGGAAGGGGATGAGCTCGGCCCCGGACTTGCCGAGCACGTTCATGGCGATAGCCTGTTTCTGGGTCTCGTCGGTGGAGGTGGAGAAGTAATCGGCCATCTCGAGCAGGACCTCATCGGTGCCCTTGAGGTTGCCGGTGGCGTCGGTGACGGAGATCCCCATCTTGTCGAACTCGTCGGAGTAGGTGGCGACACCGTCCTTCGCCTCGCCCATGTTCTTGGCCAGCTTGGTCATGCCCTTGTTGAGGGTGGCCATATCGGCGTGCTCCTGGAGGGCGGCGTAGCCAAGCTCCTGCATTTTCTCGGCGGCCACGCCGGTGGTCTTCGCGGCTTTGTCGACCTCAACGGCGTAGTCCTTGGTTTCGTTCAAGGCCTTTATGGTTGCGGCCCCTATGGCCGCTCCGGCGGCTACCATGGCGACACCCATCACCTTGGCTGCGGACTTGACCTTACCGCCCAGGCCGTGCATGGCTCCGCCAACCTTGTTGAAGGCCCGCTTGGCGCCCTCTCCGGTGGCGTCGATTATGATCTTTACTTCTTCCTTAATAGCCACTCTGACCGTACTCCCTGTTTTCCAGCGCGGATTTCTCCAGCTCGTATTCCGAGTTCACGTCAGCCTTGATTCGCTCAAAAAGAAGGCGGTAATGAAGGGCCTCGTCCAACCACAAAGCGACTATCCCGGTGAGTTCGAGATAGCCGCTCGGTTTCTGCTTGAAGCGCTCGCAGGTGTAGGCCAGGCTCAGGCCCTCATGGCCTTCAACGAAAGGGGATCAGATCACGGAATTGTCCCAGACATCCCATGGCCTGTTGAAAGATGGCTATCTTGTCCAGGTCTTTCAACTTGGCTATGGGCACTGCTCCTTCGGGGTGATCTTCATCTTCGGGGAGATAGAAAACGGGATCCTTGACGAGTATGGTGACGGATCTGTCGACCTGCTCCGTATAACCCATGATCGTCTTGAAGCCTTTGAGCACCGAAAGGCTCTTATCCTCGGGCAGCTCTTCGCCGGGGTGTGCATCCATCCAGCCTTTTGCCTCTAGGTACGTTTCATACATCTCCTCGAGCTTTTCGAGGAAAGGGTTATCGAAGGCCCGCCTCAACGTAGTGGTATTGAAACTGACCTTGACCTTCCGACCTGATGGGCAGGTGAGTTCCTCGAGGTCGTCGAACTCGCCGTATTCGTCTTTCATTTCGGGCACCTCTCTCTCATGGGGTAAGCGGTTTACACGTAGTCCACGTCGTTGTTGTCCTCGAAGGTGGCGGTGATGAGCTCCGAACCGGCTACCTTGATGACGTCGCAGGAGATGGTATTTTTGTGGGTATCAGGCGTTGGCCCGGGCGCGGGGTCGGTCATGCCCTGGTAGACCAGTCCGCCCGACGGGATCTCGAATTTGAATTCCCGCTCATCGGCTCCGGTGCCGTATACGAAGTCCATGGTGATCGCGCCAGTTGCCACGGCCTCTGCTGCGGTGGTGCCGCCACCGTAGAAGATATCCGCCAGGTTGGTGTCGGCATCGTCGTAGATGATCTCGAAGTTCAAGGTCACCGCCAGCTCCCCGTCGGTTATGTAGCTGGGGTATACCTCCACCGTCTGCTCGGCCTTGCAGTTGTTGTTGAGATCCAGCTTGAAATTCTGTATACGTGTGAAGGCCCCGCCGAATATGGTGAAGGCGCCGTCCATGAACACGAAGGCCCGGTCGGTTTCGTAGGTGTCGGATAGCGTGGTCGCCTGCAGCACGGCCCGGCATCCCATGAAGTCGACATCGAGGTTTACCCTCTTGCCAGCATCACCGGCTATGGCCAGGTGGTTGACCTTGCAGTCCTGGATACGCTCGGCCAATATATCGGTCTTCAGGCCGCGCTCGAAGGTGACGTAGGGCAAGGGCCTGGCGGGCGTCAGCACGTGGGTATACGGGCCGGCCCCGCTCTTGGCGTCAGCACCCAGGGCATAGGCTAAGAGCATCGCTCCCACTTGCGGCTCCATCTCCAGGCTGAACTTGCCGTTGTGCTCATGCAGTTCCTTGGCGGCCTTGGACTTATAGAAGCCGCCGCCGCCCACTGGGTAGGTGGCTATGGTCTGTACGGGGGCCATGTCCACGTCGGCTAAGAACTTGACGAACTGGGTGGACACTGCCGGGGTCCCCAGGGCTGCCTGCTTGAGGAAGCCCACATAGCCGTTGTACTTGGTGTTAAGTGCCATTCTCACTCACCCCCTTTTTCGGGCATTTTTTTAGCCCCCTTGGAGGGGGCCTTCTCGATCTCAAAATCTGCTCGGGCTTTGGCTTCAGCCTCGGGCATCTTCACCACATCCCCAGGGTTGATAATCTGGTCATGCACAGCGGAGTAGACCTGGGCCGAGCCAACATACTTGGCGTTAACCTCTTTCATTTAAGCAACCTCCTCTTTCTTATAAACCTCAATTTCTATAGCTATGGATTTGAGATATTTCCGCTCCTTTTCAGTAAAAGTCGGGCCGTATTCAGTCTCACCGAATCCGACCGAATGGGAAACGCCGCCCAGAGTGTGGTTGGAAGTGAGAATCTCCCATATAGCCCTGACGTATCTGAACAGCCTTTGCTTCAGCTCCTTGGCATCGGACCCCACGGCCACCACATAGACGTCTATCAAATGTCTCATGGACATGCCCATCATGTACTGCTCTTCGGGGATGGACTTGATATCGTCGAGGACGCAGGCCGGATATTCCTGGGCGGCGAAATTCCTCTTATCCCAAGAGTAAGTAATGATGTCTGAGAGCTCTATCCCATCCCCATACTCATCGTTTAGCGCGGTTATCTTGGCCGCCATGTTCGCCGAGAGCGTGTCCTCGACGGCCTGAAGCGCCGCCTCCATCCCGGTCATGCCCATTTAAATACCTCCGAAGTGTACGTCAGCCGTCCGGATCTGCGCCCAGTCACGCCCGCCCATTCCCGGATATGACTTAACGGCGTGTTCATGTATGAACTTCATCCAGTCCCGCTGCTGCCGCCCGGTGAGCTTGACCACCGGCCTGGCCGGCATTTTGGAAGTGCTCTTCTGGTGGTAGCCCGCCTTGGGGTCGTCGGCCCCCATCTCCAGCCGCTTGGGCGAGAGGTCGAACCGGGAGAACGGACCGGACTTGCCGGTGAAGGACTCCATCATGGCTCCCGTTCTCTGTAGGATGGGCTTGCCGGGGAAGTGCCTCGACTTCCACTCGGCGTATTGAGGGTTAAGCGCCGCCCAGCCCCCCGCGGCTCCGCCCTGGCTGGCGAACATCTCCTTCTCGCCCTCGTAGAAGTTGTCCGCGATCTGCTCGAAGGGACGGGTGAAGTCGGTTATGTTGTTGCCGAAACGTGAAAACGCCCGCGAAAACTGAGTCTCGTCGGGCGTGGTCTTAAAAGTAAACTGAAACAATTAGTAGCGGTCCTCCTTTTTGAACATGGGCTCCTTGTCGTCGTCGTCGCAATCCGAGCTGGTCCAGAACGAGCCGATTCCCCCGGAGGCGTCCGAGGTCTTGGGGGCGTCCAGCTGGTGACTGCTTATGCGGTTGAGGGCATCCTTGTAGAGCTTACCGTAATAGGTGGCTAAGTCCCGCTCGGAAGACTCTATTAGGTCGGGCATGTAGGAGGGCTCGACCAGGGAGGCCACGCCGTAGGCTACGTAGAGCTCGATGAGCTTCAGCGCGTCGGCATCGACCACGGGGGTCACGTAGCCAGCCTGCTTCAACACGCCGTCGATCTCCACCGTCTTCTGCTCGCAGTATTCGTCGACTTGGGTGGCGGTCGGCTTAGTGGCGTTGTCGAAGCTGTAGTCCCTCCCAGCTATCAACTTCTCGACGTCTTCATGGGTTATGTAGGCCGCCATTTTACATCCACCCCAATCGCTTGAATCTGCGGAACAGGGCAGTCCACTCACGGTCGGTGAAGCATCGGCCGAACAGGTAGGGGAGCATGGTGCCGTTGGCGTGGTCACCCCCATCTTCATCCGTGCCAACATAGAGGTTCGTTCCCATACTGCTTTCCCTTGAGATAGAACCTGATGTACTCGTTAATTCGACACCATCGAGGGATAAGCGCATGTTGGGCGGTGATGCGGTATCAATCGAAAAGGTTATGATGTTTGTAGCACCTGCAGGCATATTGGTGCTATTTACTGCCCCACCAACGGACTGAACGGAACCACTATTCTTATCAACAAGGTAGAGGTAATTCCCGCTTGACTTATACAGCGCCCATCCGTTAGCTACTGTTTCATCCCTGCAATCCAGAAGGTAATGCCCCACCCCATCATCCCCCGGCCAATTATGCTGGAAGATGATAATCCCGCTCACGGCCTGGCCTGCACTCAACCCTATATCAGCACAGGGTATATAGGCATCTACAGCGTCAGCGGCGTCCTCGACGAAGGGGAGTAGGGAGGAGCCTTCAATGACCATAAAAGCGTCAGCAACTGGATCATTAATACCTTGAGCGCCAAGACCATATAGGTATAGTCTTCTTGAGGTTGAAGCTGCATCAAATGTTCTCGTAGCATATCCTACTTGCCAGGTTCCATCGCACGGAAAATCGACTGTTGTGCTTGGTGCTTTTTCATCATATATCTCAAACCGGACATCTTCCCCTGGCGTTCCTTTAAATCTGGCGAAATATCCATATTGAGTTCCCGCCGATGTTTTGGAAGTAATATCCAACCGCATCCCAGGATTAATACCCGTACCCGTGATTTTCAGCGCATTGAGGCCGTGCCAACTATCCGTAGAAATGATTGAATGTGTAGAACGAATTGCAACCCAATTCCCTACCGTATCACCCTCGAACGATGCGTCCTCTTTATCCAGCAGGTTTTCAACGCCGCCATGCACACTCATCCCACGGGCTATGTTGTGGAATATCCAGGGGTAGTCATCCTCGTAATAACCGGAGCCACCTTCATGAGTAGCCATAAGGATATCGCCTATATCTGAGAGATCCGCGAGGCCGGTCTCCCTTACGAGTAGACCTGATTTATGGTCGAGCCAAGGCATTTAGGCCACCCCCAGTTCATCCTCGATGGCTTCACACTCATCGTCGGTGATGTAGCGGTTGAGGAAGGCGAAGTGGGCTGGCATATTGATCTGCTGGTTACCATACCATTCATGGCCCATCTTGAAGGATGTGCCAAAGGCTGTTTCTAATCCTGTTCCCGCACCAGCTATGGTTGTAGCATCAGCTCTGTTGAGCCTAAGCGCAGGGTTTCCTAACGGATCACGGCGAACGATAATACAGTTCTTAGAACCTATGGGCCATTCGGTAGCACCGCAACCCATTTCAATATATTTAGAATCCCCTGCACCATCACAAATATTGAATCTCAACTTGCTTGCTGAGATCTTAGCTAGAATGACCTCATTGACGCTCCCACCTGCATACGTATCGAAAAATGTGTGCTGACGCCCATCGTTTCCCGGCCAGGGGGAGGGGCCGCAATGTATTACCCAAGTCATCGGCCCACCCGCGTATATCGGCAAGTTGGCAGTCGGTACGCTCTGCGTCATCCCCACCCGATCCCCATTCGAGAACCAAGTGGGGTAGGCTAGGTTTTCTCTTTGCCAAGCGTTAAAGTAGAAGTCGCAATCATCTGAGCCTAGCTGAAGGCCGAATAAAGCCGATGTATTTTGAACCGTGAACGTGTGGTTGATTAATTTTACTTCTCCAGCCTCAACGGTAACATCAGACCCCTGCTGGTTTCCTCCAACGCTGTCAAATTCTCGAAGTCGGATTATTTTAGATGAGTCCTTATTGTTTTTAACAAAACAAGAAACTGAATAAGGCTGCCCATTGACCACGGTTTTATAACCCGTCCATGCTTGACCGCTATTATCCCCTGTCAACTGCATACAGCCTGAACCATAGATATACCAGGCAGACGATAGAGCAACAGCTGAAGCACCTTGAGCATACCATGAGCCTGCTTCCCCTAATGCCCTGGTATTCTCCAACTCAAGGTTCGATGTAGCTTCACTCACCACCTGTGCATCTACACCATCGCCTAACAGGTCGTAGAGGTCGCAGGTGGGGTCGTCGCAGCCGCCCGTGACGGTGGGGGTGATAACGGACGAGACGTCCTGCGAGATGTTGCCATGCAGCTTGAACTTCCTGCCGGGAACGTAAATTCTTTTCCGGTCCTTAATGAGGTACGGCATTTACTCCCCTTGCTTGGGTGTGGCCTTCCTGGAAGTCCTGGATTTTGACTTCGGCTTGGACTTTGACTTCGGCTTGGGCTTGGGAACCTTCTTGACGGGTAGTCTCTCGGCCACCTCGGGAGGGAGTTCGATGGTATCTCCAGGTGCGTACCTGACTCCATTCCTCTTGATGTTCCCTAAAACTTTATAGAGCATGTCTCCTCCTTTTAGGATAGAAGGAGGCCAGCCTGAGCCGACCTCCTTGCTTTTCCTATCTTCCGGACTACGAAGCGACGAAAACCATCGCAGCCTTCGACCCGTTGTAGGTCCCGGCGGACATGTCGATGGTCGTCCCTTCGGCGGTTGGCGGGTCCGTCACGGTCGGGTTGTGTGCGGTTATCGTGGTGCCCAGGATCCCCAGCAGGATGTCGGCCGCAGCCGCCACCTTCGCGGTTAGCCCGAGCTCGGTCCCGACGCCGACGGTGATGGTGTCGTTGCCTTCATCGATAACCCATCCGGCACCTACGACCGAAGTAACCGTTTTGAAGGCCTTGGCCCCCGCGACGGTCACCCCGTCCGCGCCGACAGTTATTGCCTCCGTGATCGGCTTATCCTCGACGCTGGTTCCCGTGATGGTCACAGTCCCGCCCGTATCGGCGGCACCCACCGCCGTCCTGGTGACGGTGATGTTCCGGGGGATGTCCGGTTGGGCGGCGATGGTGTAGGCACCGACCTTCATGTTCGCCGAGGTAACGATGCGGTCGACGTCGGCCACGACCGGCGTTCCCAGGTTCACCAGGGTTACCAGGTCACCGACGGGAAAGCCGAATCCAGGTCCGATGATCTTCCGGCGGAACTTCTCCATGGCGATCACCGCCCCTATGAGACGGCGTCGACGATGAGGTATCCGGCGTTCACGTCTACGATCTCGATGTCCCGGATGTTCTCGACCTCAACGGCGGTTGACTTGCGGTCTTCGTCAAACCACGTCCTGGTCTGGAAGTCCTGGAACATGAAATTGTAGCAGAGCGTCGGGCTCTCCAGAGCCGGTTTGGGCTCGACGTAGGCGACGAGTACCTTCTTGCCCCACACGTGGGCGGGAGAAAAGGTCTGTCCCTCTTTCGCCGTGTTGTAGAGCACCTTGCCGACCACGAGATTCTGCACGCCGAATACCTCAGCCACCAGCTGCTCGGTGATGATGCCCTTCATGCTGTACTTGATGCGGTCCAGCAGGTCCGGGTGGTTCTTGACCTCATCCCATACCTGCTTGCCCATGGCGATCAGATTGGCCTCCTTGCCGATCAGGTCGAACACGGACTGCTTCCCGGTCTCTATGTCCGATATCGGATTGGAGTTGGCGAAGTCGTCCCATTGATCGGTCCCGTCGAGAGTAACGTTGTTGGTTATCACCGTAGCCGAGAAGAGCGAGGCCGCCACCTCGTACTCCTCGTCCAGCAGCAGCCGATCGGTGACGTTCTTGGTAGCCCTGTTCCTGGGCTTCAGGGGGGTGTCCGCTGCGTCCTCCACGTCCTTGGGCACGTACTCCTTCAGGGCGTGATTCTTGCAGCTGTAGCTGTCTGAAGACAGCGAGTAGTCCACTTCCTGCGCGGGTTTACCCGATGTCCTCAGCGTGGAGGCCTCGCGGTTGAAGTTCTCCTTGCCGAAGACGTAGTAGTTGTCGCTCCGCTTGTCCACAGGGCAGGCGGGGCACAGGATGCGGCCGATGTACTGGCCATTGCTGTATCCCACTGATATCTTGGTCAGTACACCGTCTATGTGGACGTCCTTGACTGTTGGGCTTGCCATTATCTATTCCCCCCTTTCTTAGTACCTTAGGCCCGGCAGGGCGAAGGCCGATATGATGTCGTTAGCGGCGGTCGACGCCTCCAGGGCGATGGCACATATCTGCTTATTGTCCGTGGTGTCCTTGACCAGCTTGCCGTTGGCGTCGGTGGTCAGAGGATCTCCGAAAGCGATAGCGCCTGCGTTCCCGTCTACAAGGGCCTTGCAGGGTCCCAGCAAGGCCACATCCGCGACCTCTCCCGTACTCGGGTCGTTCTGGACGATCCCCCGGCAAGCTCCGGCGGTGGCGATAACCACCTGATGGGCGGCGGTCCCGCCCTTCACGCCGTAATACTGCTTGGCCGAGAGATCACCCTCGGACTCGAAGGGGAGGCTTATGCACTGATAACTTCCATCGAGAGCCATCTCACTTCCCTCCCCTCTCGACGTACTGGTTGGCGAGCTCGGGCTTCTCGGTCATGACGATCTCCAGGGCCTCGTCGTATTCCACCTTCCGCTCGCTCATCACCTTTTCCACTTCCTGATCGAGAGCTTCACCCTCGGGTCCCGAGCCGTCCGAGCCGCGCTCGCTCAAGTCGATGACCGGGGCTAGGCCCTCGATCAGCGGCTTGGTGTTGGTCGGGTCGGCCAGGAACCGCTCGGCCCACATACCCGCCTGGGCGGGCAGCAACTTACCCTCGGACATGGCCTGGGTGATAGTGTGCCAGCCCTCATTGAGCAAGAGCTTCTTCTCAAGCTCGGTGAAGTTCTTGGTGAGCTCGGCGAGCGCTTTTTCTTTGTCTCCGTCGCCCTTCTCCAGGTCCTCGATCTTGGCCTTGGCCTCATCGAGGTCCTTCTCAGCCTTGGAGTGGGCCTCGGAGAACTCCTTCAGCTTCGCCTCGATGTCCTCGTCGCTGGCGTCCTCAGAGAACTCCAGGCCGAGGGTCTTAGCGATTTCTTTCAGTTCCATCTTGTCACTCCTTTCGTTTATGTCTTTCCCATCGCCCCCCATCTCCTTGGGCAGGTAGCGCGACAGCTTCGCCCTGGCCTCTCGCAAGATGGTCCTTGCCACCGGGGCCCCCCGCTTGTTCTTAATCGCACCGCCACCCTCTGAGAGAAAGGCGTCGATGGCCTCTATGGCCTTACGTAAAGAGGCCCCGGGGTCGGGGCCTTCGTCGTCGTCGAAGTACAACGGGATCTCAATGGGGACCTTCATGATCCCCCCGCCTTCTGATAGTGCTACCTCGGGCATGAGCTTCAACACGGGTGTGTTGGTCAGCGCTCCTCCGGTCAGCACCGGGTAATATCTTTTGCCCGTCTCCTCGTCCTTGTAGCTGCTGATCACCGGGGAAAAGTATTTAAAGAGCCTGCCTTTGATCGATTCTTTTCCTTCCGTCGTCCAGTCGACCTCGGCCTTGACGCAGGGCAGGTCCTTGCCGTCGCGCTTGAAGGTGGAGCGGAAGAGCCGCTTGACCCACCCCATAGCCTTGCCGCCCTCATGCTCGCTGTCGATCACCGGATCAATCTTCAGCACCTTGTTCTCAAAGTGCTCCATAATCTTGCTGGCGAAATCCTCCCCGAGATCAACCTTGCCAAACTTGCCGGTGTCCAGCTTGGCTATGGGGAACACGACTATCTCAGCCATCTTTTTCATCCTCCTTGCTATCACGCCGTTGGCCTGGCGTGTGGCCTCCCCCTCGTCCTCGGTCCTCTCATATACCGATTGCCATACCTCCACCCATTGGGCCCGGAGGTCCTTGGGATACTTCTTCACGTGATCGGGAAGGTTGGGGTCGTCGGGTCCAGAGTACGGCATCAGAATCCCGCCCCGTCGGAAACATCCGGATCTATGCCCCATTGGCGGAGCAGGTTATCATCAACCTCTATCTCGAGGTCAATCACGCTCATGTCCTCGTTTACAGCCATCTCCTTCACCTCGAGATTCTCATTGCTCAGGATTTCAAGAGCCGCGTCTATCAGCTCCATCTAAGCCACCGCCTTTTCCTCAGCCTTGGAAACGTATACCATCAAGCATCTGCAGCGGTCCCCGCCTTCGCAGTCCGGATCCGGGAAGGTCTCCTCGACCGCCTCTTCGACCGTGAATTCCCGGCCGTCCTCTGCCGAGCAGTGGCTACAGATATTCGAGTCTAAGAGCCCGGAGCGTATGCCCTTCTCATATTCGTGGGCCATGGCGGCCGCGAAGTCGGCCCGGCCCTCGTTGATCCCCTCGGTGATCGCGCCCACGCATTCCATGCGGAGGCCCTTCTCGGAGATCTCCACAAGCTTGTCGAGAAGGTTGTCATAGAGGGCCTTGCGCTCGAGGCCTTCCTTCATGAGCGGTACGGCCGCCCTCATCGCCGTGGCCTTGAGCTGTTGATTCGACGCCTCCACCACCAGGTCGGCCCGGTTGTCCACCACCTCGAGGAAGGGTGGACTCTTCCGCTTTATCTTCCGGGGTTTGCGGGGCTTGCGCGGCTTCTGCTCCTTCATAGCCCGCTCGCCCTGCTTGCGCTTCTCCAGGGTGTCGGCCGCCTTCTGTCGCTTGAGCTCACCCTCGGCCTTCCCCTTGCCGTAAGAGTGGGCATCCTTCATCGCATCCTTCACCGCGTCCGCCATTTTTCCGAAGAGCTTCACCTTGACCTTGTTGGGATCCAGACGGCCTCGGGCGGCCATGTCAGCGATGTCCGAGGCCAGCTGCCCGGCCTGCTGCTTGCGGATCTTCGCGAGCTTGGCCGTGAGAGTGTCGGCCTCCTTGTCGATCGTGGAGTCGATATCTTTGAATTCCACAAACCGCTCATGAGGCTTGGGCTCGCGGCGGAGGTCCTTAAAAGCTAAAGGGTTACCGCCACCCTCGGAGGCTTTCTTCTTCTCTTCCTCCTCCTCGGGGTTGGGCGTGGGGGCCCGCTGTTCTTCCTCCTTCAGCTCGGGCATCCTCATGATCCTTCTGAGGTGCTGCTCGGTCTCGAGGTTGGGGGTGATGTAGCCCGCCAGTTTGGATAAGGCATCGGCTATGGCCGCGAAGTCGTCGGATTTGATATTGGAGCATTTCAGCTTCGGCAGCTCCTCGACACCCTCCCAGTTGTAGCGGACCAACTCGGGTATAAGGAACTTATTGACCTTGCGGCATATCTGCCCAGCCAGGGATTCAAGGCTCAGGTAATACGGATCCTGGAGGACCTCACCGACAGCCCTGGATCCCGTCTCCGTCGTGCCCAGGTTGGTGAACTGCTGGAGGACGGCGGCGCTTATCATCTCATTGTGGTAGCGGATCTGTTGGTCGGCGGGCTTCCAGTTCTCGCCGAATATGATTGTGAAATCCCAGCCATTGGGTGTGCGTATAAACGAATTCTCGTGAGCCCGTAAATTTTCCCCTATTTCATCAGCCCTTTCCTTGTC